CCCCAGAACCAACAGCGTATTTGCCATCTATACTCCTCATTACTGAGAGATCTTGGTCAATATCAAACAACTCTCCACCAACAGCCATTAAGAATTGAAACCTTAATCCTTCTTTAGATTTGTCATGATCTTCATTGAAATCATAACCATTTTCGGTTAGACATTTCCTAAAAGAAGGCATTACCTTTGCAATCATAAAATGATAGATATCTTTTGTATCTTTAGCAGTTAATTTTGGCGGATTCCAAATGTGTTGAGCAATATCGCAAGGAGACACCTCTCCAGAACCAGCAATTATAAAATCACCACGTTCACTAATCTTTGTCATTTGTGGATGTCGATAGATACGACCACTCTCATCTGTTACTTGATTGTCTGCAAGTAAGATGCAGCGATCTTCATACTGTACTCCGATGATTGTTGTCATGGGCACCCCTCTCAGTAGAAAGCCCCCATAGAATACCAGAAATATTCACGGGGGCTATAGGGGTAAAATGTCCGATTTAGAGGAATTTGACCAGTTCTGCCCAAGTCTTAGGACCAATGATTCCATTTGAGTCAATATTGCCGTGATTGTCTTGAAAGGCAATTACAGCCTTCTTTGTGGCTGGACCGTAGTCACCATCCGCAATTAGACCTAGAGCCTTCTGCACAACTTTCACGCCTTCGCTCTTATCGCCAGGTTTAATTTGTCCTGGAAAAGTTGGAGCCTCTGATACTGGAACTTTTGCCTTTACTTCATTTCCAGAATAATTAGGACGACCAAAGCCAACTATAGAGACCATAACCTTCTTCTTGTTAGGAAGATAACCACGAACCTTTTTACAGACCTCACCACCATTTCGTTGATCACCCTTAGCATCTCCAGCGGTGTTGCCCTCGATACACGTGACTGTCCCGTCCAAGTTATTGGATAGCACAATGCCCACGTGAGAGATACGGTCTACACCATCTCCTGGAAAATCAAAGTAAGCGATGTCTCCTGGCTGTGGGGAAGCCGTTTTAGCATCTGACCATGTGCCCATTTTTTCAAATGCACCAGCACCTGCCACAGTTGAAACTGTATTAGGAACCTTTACACCTGCTTGATTGGCGCACCACATAACAAAAGAACCACACCATGGCAAAAAGTTTGCTTTAGTAAAGGCGCCATACTTTGTTTCATTATCTTTAGGACCTTCAATAGTTCCAATTTCTTTTTGAGCAATCTCTAGTATTGCCGCTGCTGTTCCTTTGTCTGCCATATCTAATCCTTACTCTGGAATTGTGTCATTAAATTTATCTAAGGGAATCCGCCAAGAATTCTCTGGAAGGTAATGATACTCGTCCTTTGTGCATTCCTCAACGGGAAGCCAACCATAAACTTCTACCTCTGAGTAGTAATCTCTATCTAATACTCGAACTCCTACTAGAACCACCCCTGGTCTGATGTCTTTGGGGAATACTGGGATCTCATCCTTAGTCCTTACAGACTTCACTTCATACACTGGCATTACATCTGGAAAATCTTTGCGGTATGAGTGTTCTTCATTTGTGTAGAATGGAAATACAAATGGCTGTTTATATAACTTGGCCACAGCATACTCAGCCACAATAGTTCTAACATTTGCGGCAATTTCTGGTTCTAAGAACCTCTTGTTATCTCCAGCATAATTAGGGCGATCTATTGACCCAAATTTTATCATCCAGCGATTTAACGCTATGTCAGCGCAGGCACGGACTTCTTCTTTCGACAAGGTAACAATCATTACCTCAACCTATCACATAATTAGTTAAGCCTTTTCTCCCATACGGCTTAATAGTGTCTGTGTTCGTTTTGAGGGTTCTTTAGTTAAGAAGCCTCTACCCTTTGCCTTTTCATATGGAACTGGAGTTTTAAATTGATCTGATGTTGGATCAATAATCTTTCCACTTTCATGTTTTAAGAACCAATGGCTAGTTCCCTCATGACTAACTTGCATAGGAGTATACCCAGCAGCCTTACCCCCTAGAGAATGATAGACAGCCTCACTTGCTACGTAACAGTGTCCAGCGGTAGCACATTCGTGTCCACGAAATTTTGGCTTACGTAGGTCATCACTAAGATGCTCTCTAACATTAGTAACTATTTGATGATCGTAGTTGTTCATTGAAACTGCTTAAAGTGAGCAGGGTGGATATTGGTTGGAACGTACTCTTTACCCATACGTTCGTCGTAACTTCCTTTATCGGTGAAGTTAGTCATCATTGCTAGATGACCACCTAAAAAGTTTTCTTTCCGTTCACCTAATCCTGGCTGACGGTAAACTGTCACTGGCACATGGGAGACGCCCTCTGCCATTGCAGCCTCTAATCTGTGGTGACCCTCACCAATAACGCCCCACTTATTCTCGTGATCATACGCAACCATAATTGGATTATTAATACCTTTGCCTTTTTGAATGTCTCCCCTAATACCAGCAATAGTCTTTTCACTAGAGGGCTGTGCATCAGCACCTCTGCGTCTATGTTCCATCAAAGGAATTAGGCGCTCAGTCTTAACCATGCCAGTAGCACTTTCTGTCTTATCACCTTCAAGATGACCTTTGCCACCTGCTTTTCTTACCTGAACATTCTCAGGAACAGGAACACCAAATTGTTTTGAATTAAGCATTAGTAGTTTAACCCCTTTACCCAATTTATTGAATTAAATTGTTTTGGATTAAGGTTTCTTTGTGCCGCTAGACGGTGATGACCTTCAAACAGTCTTCCCTCATGACCATGATCAATTATGTTAAATCTACCTTTAAATCCTTGAGTTTTTATACTTTCGTATAAACCTGCACCATGAACATTGCTATCTGCACTACTTCTACTTTGTCTTAGTTTTCTACGCATAGTAGTTTTATCACGACTTTTTAAGTCTGGTGATTTATCTTCGCCAAAATTAACACCATAACGTTGGCTAGAGTCATTTAAATTAATGTGCTTAACAATTTCCCCAGCAGTCATAAACATAGGGCGATTGCCCTCTGCTAACTCTTTTCCAAGGTTATCTTTCTTTGCCATTATGCTTTCCACTTCCTTGGTGGATTGTATGTACGTGTGCGGTCACGACGATCGTTCATCTTAGTAACTGCAAGTACGTGCACGGTGCTGCCCTTCTTAACAGGAATCTCATTCTCCCAGTACTCATCGTAAACTTGATTCTTATGCAAAACGTCAGGACGAGTTTCACGATTCTTTCTAGCAACTTGACCTTCAATTACAACACCTGGACCTCTTCGTATTGGATTACGTGCAAACCCCATCGCTCTTTCTGGATCATCTGTCCAATGCATGCCGAGGGGCTTTTTAACATCGGTAGTAGAACTTAACCCACGATATAAAGTACGAAATTGATCAGGAGATAAATTAGGCACGATTGTAATCATCCTCTAAACGAGTGATGTCATCTTCTCCAAAATACAATCCGAGTTGTGTCTCAATAAATACTAAATCTTCTTCACCTGTGTTTTTAATTCGGTGCGCTACACCTGTCGCAATAACAAATGCGTCGCCACCTAGACACATCGCCTCTTGACCATCTAAAGTAACTGTTCCCATTCCATCAACAATTACCCAGTACTCACTTCGCTTATCGTGCACTTGATATGACAAGCGTTGTCCTGGCTTTACAACAATGCGTTTAACTTTGTGTGTAGCAGTATCTGATAGCACTTCGTAAGTGCCCCACGGCCTATTTTCTATCATTCTTCATCTTCCCTTGGCTCAGATGTTTTGCGCTTCTTCACGTTGTAACCTAATTTTGGGCCTTGCATAAGATCTTTAATTCCTTCGGCATTAGACATCTGTGTCTTATTTAAATTGCTATTTACCCAGGCAGCAATATAATCACTACCGCCCTCTTCATCAACGTCTTTAACTTTAAACCGCTCCTGGACGGACTTTTTTCCATAACCAGTCTGAGAGTAACCTCTAAACTTTGCTTTCTTCTTCATTTTTTATCCTTGGGAGTAAAGTGTTCGTGAGGCTCGCCGAGGCCAAATTGTTCTGTGTCATGTAGGTGTTGATGGTAATCAAACTTAGTCCTACGTGATCCGTCCTCGTTAGGGGTGGACATAAACTTGTTTCCTTCTTCCATACTCATGGCGTGCTTGTGCCATCTAAGTGCATGGTAATCAACATGATAATCTTGAGTTGGATGTGGAATCCATTTCTTTGTGCTCACTTAGTCACCTTGCGCTTTGTGACTAGTTCTTCAAAGTCTTTTATCTTCGTGCCGCCTCCATATGTCCATGCATAACCTTGATCTATTAACTGTTGATTTAACGAAACAGTATTACCGTCTAAGAATAACCATCCTAATATTCTTCCGTACTTCTCTGATGAGTCTGGTTTCTCTGTCTTAATGACAATGTCTTTTGCCGCCGCTATTTCTTTTTTAATCTTTTCTTTAACTTCAACGCCGAGGGCTTTTTCTTTTAGATCGGTAGTACGACTCTCAGGCGTATCAATACCCGCTAGGCGCACACGTGAGGAGAATGAAACATCAAAACCCAGATCAATGTCGACGTCGATAGTATCGCCATCAACTATCTTGTTAACCTTCTTTACACGATACTCGTACATTAGGCTTTCATTTCTCTAGGTTGTTTATAGTTTATAGATCTAGTTTTTAATTTGTTACCTGTATTTCTAACTCTTGTTACTCCAGTTACTAATACCTTGCTTCCAGGACGAAC